AATCTACAGGTTGTTCGTGCAATCGATTCAACAGGTGACCCAGTTTCAACCCTAACTGCTACAGGTGTGGTGTCTGGCACATTCACCACAGGTGGAACAATAAAAGCGTTCGATTCCGAAGGCACAGCAACTGCCGTTGGTGTATTACTAACAGGAGCCGCAGACTCCCTTATCGTAGATGTTAGTAGTGGGTCATTTGCTCCTGCTGATAAACTCTATGAACTAAGTGGAGGTTCTTGGTTACACCTTGGAACAATTGACCAAGAATTGACCGATGCAGTTACTATTAGTGTCACTGGCGCTCAAACATCAATTGATGCATACGCCATTGGTGGTGCAACTGAAACCACCGTTCTTAATGTTAAGGCCGCCGGTTCTACTGCAATCAAAGACACGGTACATATTGGTGCTTATTCCCAAGGAACAATTACTCTATATGACCCACTTGGTCAAAACTTTGGTGGTGCGGCTGCATCAACCCTTAGTCTTGTATCGGGTGATAGACTCATGGATTCAACAGACGATACTGTTATTGCCACAATTCAGGAAGGTATTACTGGTGCGGGTATAAACGCCGACACTGTAGCAACGGTAGATGGTAGTTCGGGTGCAAAGAATGCTACAGATACAGGAACAGGAACACTCATCAAGAATGATGATGACTACGATGCATCGACCACACTTAGTGGATATAAGTTCCTTGGTAAGTATCCTGGCACTCTCGGTAACTCACTCAAAGTTGTAGTAATCACCAACTCAGGTTGGTCAAATTCAGCATACAGTAGTTACATTACTCATTTCGATAGCGCCCCTGTTGATACCGATGTTCACATCCTCATCTGCGATGAAGATAGTCTATGGACTGGTACAGCAAACGAAGTTATTGAAAAGTATTCCGACCTATCAATAACAGTTGGTTCTAAAAGAGATGACGGTTCTTCCAAGTATTGGAAAGAAGTTCTCAACCTACAATCCTCATATATTTGGGGTGGTGGGTCTGCAACCGCAGTATCTTCTTCGGGAATTTACTCTCTCGCAGGTGGTGTTGATGGTAATGTACTCAGTGATGCTGACCGACAAACTGGTTGGGACCAGTTCGAAGATGCAGAAACTGTGGATGTTTCACTATTGCTCGGTGGATCCGCTGAAGGTACACTCGGTAAATACATCATTGATATTGCAGATGCACGAAAAGATTGTGTTGCATTCCTCTCACCACCAAGTGATGCAGTGGTTGGTGTTCTAAACCCAACAACGGCACAATCAAATGTTGTTGCCTATCGAGATGGTACTGGTGCATATTCCGCAAACAACCTCAACAAGTCTTCCTCTTATGCAGTTATGGACAGTGGTTGGAAGTATCAATATGATGCTTACAATGATGTCTTCCGTTACATCCCATTAAACGGTGATGTTGCCGGACTCTGTGTGAGAACAGACCGAACACAAGATCCATGGTGGTCACCCGCAGGTTACAACCGTGGTCAAATTCGAGATGTTGTAAAACTAGCACTCAATCCTCGTAAAGCACATCGAGATAACCTTTACAAATCAGGTGTTAATCCTGTAGTCGCCTTCCCCGGCGAAGGTACGGTTCTCTTCGGTGATAAGACATTGCAAGCAAAACCAAGTGCGTTTGACCGAATTAATGTTCGCCGTCTATTCATCGTGCTTGAAAAAGCAATTGCAACTGCCGCTAAGTATTCGTTGTTCGAATTTAATGATTCATTCACAAGAGCCCAATTCAAAGCACTTGTTGAACCATTCTTACGAGATGTTCAATCTCGAAGAGGTATTACTGACTTCAAGGTTGTTTGTGATGATTCAAACAATACTGCTGAAGTTATTGATTCCAATCGATTCGTAGCAGATATTTATATCAAGCCTGCTCGTTCAATTAACTTCATTCAGTTGAACTTCATTGCAACAAGAACAGGTGCATCATTCGAGGAAATTGCAGGATAAAATAGTAGGTATAAGGGCATCCTTCGGGATGCCCGACCTACATAGAGTAGAGAAATACTTAACTATTAAAGGAGTTAACCACAATGCGTATTGACGATTTCAAAAATGCCTTACAGGGCGGAGGAGCAAGAGGAAACCTATTCCGTTGCCGTACCACATTCCCAACAGCAGTTGGTGTCGGTGGATTTGAAGGTGCAGGTCGTGCCGTTGAATTCATGGCAAAGGGAGCATCCATTCCTGCTTCAACAGTAGAACCAATTGAGGTTCAGTATAGAGGACGAACACTGAAAATTCCAGGCGATAGAACATTCGAAGCATGGACTACGACAGTGTATAATGATACCAATTTTAACATTCGTGATTCATTCGAAGGTTGGATGAATCTTATTAAATCCCACTCTGGAAATGTTGGTCCAACAAGACTATCAGAAGTTTTTCAAGATTGTTTTGTTGACCAATTGGACAGAGATGGTAATGTACTTAAAACATATCAGTTTGTAGATGCTTATCCAAGTGGATTAGGTGCTATTGACCTTTCCGCAGATTCTTCAGATGTTCAAACATTCGAAGTAACTTGGACATATCAATACTGGACTACCGATGTCGGTGGCAACAAGAGAAGCACTACCGATAGTGGTAGAGGTATCTCGAATACTGTTTCCGATATTCTTGGTGGCCTTGGTTTCTAAACTGATAAATAATAAGTACAGTGAACTAAGTTTTTAATTATGGAGGTATTTTATGCCGTTCGAACTCTTTGGCATTCAATTTGGTAAAACCCGCAAGGCAGTACAAGACCAAGCGAAAGCACCATCCTTTGTGTACCCCGATTCACAGGATGGTGCTATCACAGTGGAAACTTCGGGGGCCCACTTTGGTCAATATAATATTGATTTTGATGGTCAACTTCGTACAGATATTGAGGCAATCGGCAAATATCGTGATATGTCGTTGCATCCTGAATGTGAATTGGCCATCGATGATATTGTAAACGAATCTGTGGTGCATGATGAAAATCATTCTCCTGTTGAAATTGTTTTAGATGATGTTGATATATCCAAAAGAATTAAAAATAAAATAAAAGAAGAATTTGAAACAATTTTAAAACTTCTAAAATTTAAATCAAAGGGGTCTGAACTTTTTAGGCGATGGTATATTGATGGTAAAATGTATCATCACATTATTCCTAACGAACAAAAAGAGAAGGGTATTCAAGAAGTTCGACCAATCGACCCTGTTATGATTCGAAAAGTTCGTGAAGTAAATAAAGATACCGACCCCAAAACTGGTCAAGAAATAGTTAAGGGAATGCAAGAGTATTATGTGTTTAACGAAAAGGGTGCAAAACACTACCAAGAACTTCTTGGATTAAAAGTATCGACAGATGCTATTTCATATGTGCATTCGGGTCTTTATGATGCAAGTGGTCAACGAATCATTAGTAACTTACACAAAGCAATTAAACCACTGAATCAACTTCGAATGCTTGAAGATGCTGTGGTCATTTACAGATTATCTAGAGCGCCCGAAAGAAGAATTTTCTATATTGATGTTGGTTCTTTGCCCAAAACCAAGGCAGAACAATATCTCAAAGATATTATGAATCGATATAGAAATAAATTGGTATATGATGCCGATACGGGCGAAATCCGGGACGACAGAAAATTCATGTCAATGCTTGAAGATTTCTGGTTACCTCGCCGTGAAGGTGGTAGGGGAACAGAAATTTCCACTCTTGATGGTGGACAAACACTTGGCGAAATTGAAGATGTTCAATATTTTCAAAAGAGATTATACAAATCACTTAATGTTCCGATTTCTCGTTTAGAAGCCGATAATGGTTTTAACATGGGTCGAGCATCTGAAATTAGTAGAGATGAATTAAAGTTTACCAAATTTGTATATCGTTTACGCCAACAATTCTCTAATCTATTCCTCAATATATTACGAGTACAATTAATTCTTCGAGGAATTATCAAAGAAGAAGATTGGGATGATATAACACAAGATATTCGTTTTGATTTTGTTTCAGATTCCCATTTCTCAGAACTTAAGAATGCTGAAATTATGACTGAGCGTATTGATTTATTAAACAACGCAGAAAGTTATGTTGGTTCATATTTCTCTCAAGAATGGGTTGCTAAGAATATCTTACAATTCACCGACCAAGAAATTAAAGAAATTGCAAAGCAAGTACGAAAAGAAAAATCGGGTGGGGATTTTGTGTCTGATGACGATGAAGCATTCGGACAAGAATACGCAAACTCAATTTAGGGAAATCCATCATGTCATTTATAAAAATAGCAAACGCTGACCGAAAGAAACCATCTATTGTTTCACACATTACAGATGCAAATAGTGGTGTAGGTAACAAGGTGATGGTAAAAACTGGAAACACCCTTAAGGCAGATTCTGGTGACCAAACAGCAACTGCACATAAAGTTTCAGAAATTTCGTATTCATTTAATCCAGGCAATGCGGCCGATGAATTTGGTGATGCAAATTCTATAATTTTTTCTTGGTGTTCTGATTCTTCAGGAAGCAACCCCATTACATTTTTTGTTGCGGGTGGATTTAGGAATGGAACAAAGCAGATTAAATTTCCTGTTCCTCTAGAATCCCCATATGCATCATCGAATATTTCGGTACATGGAGTGGGAACACAAGAATGTGCAGGGCGGAGTTGCTCTGAAAAATCCACATATACCGCTACAACAGAAATCAAAATGACTACATAGATTACAGGGAGAATATTAAATGGCTCATTTTTATACAAACATAATTAGAAACAACGCCGCTTCTGCGGCCGTGAATCTCGCTTGCAATAATACGGCCGGCTTTCTAGTCACAGGTGGTCAAGTCCAGGCGGTGACGGGTGGAGGTGATACAGAAGTATCTCTTGTTACTGGTTGGAGAACGGAAATTCAAGGCGAGACAACAACCAAACACTATACAGGTAAAATTCCTACCCGAATTAAAACTGCCATTTTTGGTAATGCCGGTACGACTTCCACAGTATTGCACTTCTGTAGTGGTGGAACGGACGGAGCCGATGAGGTGGCGGCCACCTATGTTGGAAGTGGTAGAATTGATTATGACCCGCCACTAGAAACATCGTATAATTGTGCAAACCCCGATATTTATATTGCAGAAAATGGAAATGGGGAACAATCTTTATATTTAATATTAGTCCCCCCACCTGAATTTAGTTAAACTTAAACGGAGAAAACAACATGTCTAACGAAAACATTAAGAATATGGTAGATGCCCTCATGGATAATGATGGCATAGAATTTAAAAATGAATTTAACACATCAATGAACACTATTGTTGCTGAAAAACTCGCTGACCGAAAGACTGAAGTTGCTAATCAAATGATGAATCCAGTGGTTGTTTCTGAAGCCACTGACGATGATGAATTGGATGAGTACATTCAAGCAGACGGCACTCGGCGTAAATGCAAGGGTGGAGATGGTCGGCGCACTGATAAATTCGGCAACAAAATCAATGTGAAAGAAGATGAAGTCGAAGAAGGTAAAGATGAAGAATATGAAAAATTCTTTAAAGCGGCCTTAAAGAAGTTTAAGGTTGACTCACCTGCTGATTTTAAGAGTGAAGAAGAAAAGAAAAAGTTCTTTGATTATGTTGATAAAAACTACAAGGGCGAGAAAAGCGATTGATGAAAAACTATCGTGATATTATAGACGGTATCAACGAACATTTAGAATTTGAGTTTATCGAACTTGATGAAAATGTCGATGATATCATGTCCCAAATTGGGGTCACTGGTAACATCAACGAAGAAGAATCTGAAGAAAAACCAAAACCAGAAGAAGAAGAAAAAGAAGAGGCCCCCGAAAAGGAGCCTGCTGAAGAAGAAGAAGAAATAACACCCGTTAATTTAATGAAAGATGTTGTAAAAGTTGCCAAATCCAGAGAAATGTCAACCGTGACTTTGGGTGATGGTATTGAAGTTAAACTAGATGCACTCACCGCAGATAAAATACTGGATGTTTATGGTAATTTAAATGATGAAAATCGTTTGAAGTTTATAGAATTATTAGGTAAAGAAGAAGCAACACACAAAAAAGCGTTGGTTTTTGTATATAAACAAACCGAGAAATAGATAATGCTAAAGGAGGCAATATATGCCAGCAGGACAATACGATATATCTGCCGAGCAGGGATCCACCTACGGTTTGAACATGAATTACAAAGACGATGGTGATAACCCAATTACATTAGCAGGATATAATGCCCGAATGCAAATTCGGAGAAGTCATACTGCATCAGAGATACTTCTATCTGGAGATGCTGATAGTAATGATGCAACTCTTAATATCACAATGACAGTAGAAGATGCAGGGGCCGCACTACCAACAGGAAATGTAAAAGTTGATATATCTGCCGCAACTCTATCGGGGATTCCGGCCGGTAATCATGTATATGACATCGAACTGGTTTCTGGTGATTCGGTAACTCGTCTTCTTGAGGGTAGATTTATCGTAACACCAGAGGTCACTAGATGAGTTTTAAAGTAGTAATTACATCAACTGTTGGTCAAGGTGTATCTGTTGTTGAAACAGACAATAAGGTTTATATCAACCAACCCGCAGGTGTCGGTGCCCAAGGCCCCCAAGGTGCAACCGGCCCCGCTATTACAGGCCCAACAGGCCCAACAGGTGCTACAGGCCCAACAGGTGTCACAGGTGAAACAGGACCAATTGGACCAACTGGTTCAGATGCAAGATTAACAGGCCCAACAGGCCCAACTGGTGCTGATGGTTATCTTGGTGGGACAGGACCAACTGGACCAACTGGTGCAACTGGACAAACTGGTGCAACAGGCGCCACGGGTGCTACTGGTGCAACAGGCGCCACGGGTGCTACTGGTGCTACAGGGCCGCAAGGAATTAAGGGCGATAGTGGTGAATTTGGTGGCATCACATACGAATATAAAGTTACAGGTGTTCCGGCCGGCAATGCAACTGGTGAACCCGACCCAATAACAGACGGGTTTTTCTACTTTCCAAATGGACCAACAGGAGCATCAGATAGACTGTTCATTGATGTCACCACATTAAATGATGCTGATATTACATCCTTCCTTGAATCGATTCGACAAGCAAGATTTGCAGGTAATGATTTGAGTGCAATTCCTGGCCATGTAAAAACATCTCTATCATCGGACACATCACAATTTTTATTCCACGCAATTAATGATGTTCCGTATCTTGAGACAGATTATGCAATTCTAGATGTTACATTCTTAACTGAAGGTGGCGAATTTAGTACCAATGGATATGCTCAACATGCTACTTGTGATATCACTTTCGCAAAAACTGGTGATAAAGGTCAAGACGGCCCAACTGGTGCAACTGGTGATACAGGCCCCACTGGTGCTACAGGCGCCACAGGCGCCACTGGTGATACAGGCCCAACAGGCGCCACAGGTGCAACTGGTGCTACAGGCCCAACTGGTGCTACAGGCGCCACAGGCGCCACTGGTGATACAGGTGCAACAGGCGCCACAGGCGCTACAGGTGCTAC